AATTGCTTCGCCTGTCGGCCTCATGGTTATGACAGAGCTATCTGAGGATAGCATCCTCTCCGAATCGGAGAAATATGCGAATTTCGCATTGGTCTCTTTATGGACCAAACTCCTTCCACTGGAGTACTACTCTTGTAGTAATGTGCTGATGGCACAACACGTTCCTCACAAGGAGCGGGAGATACTCTCCGAGCTCAAAGCTTCAGATCGTGCCGCCTTCGAGCGGTGGATCATTGGTGATTACCAAAGTAGGTTTGACCTACTAATCCTCGATGAGGATGCTGAACCAAACCCTTATAGAGCGATCTATGACAGGGCTTTGTTCGCTTGGCGTGCCTTAGGCACGACGGTGCTAACTTGCACTCAAATTACAGAAGAGATTCTGAAATTTGACGAGCTATTGCTCGTTGAAGGAATTACCTTTAAACGGTGGTTTTTCCGCTCATGCTTTTCGCATCATCAAATAATTGATGGCAGACCGTTTTGGCCTGGAGTCGATAAGACTATAACCTTGCTTAAAAGGTTAGGTGCATGGATCACCTTCTATGGCGCGTTCTCGGGTGAAACCGAGAAACCTCGCGACATAGATGCCCTGCCTGGGGCATTTCCCGGAGGCCAACGGTTGAGTTGGTTCGGGGGGATGCTTTCGCATCTCCGAGAGCCATGGGCTCTAGCGCCAAACGCGCTTAACACACACGTGTTGGCCACAATGAGTGGCTTTGGACGGGCCCTTCCCCCCGCATCGGCAGAACTAGCCGCAGAGGGAGCAAGGGAGACTTTCAAAAGTCTAACGACTCCTGCCGTCACAGATCCGTATTGGATCGGGATGTTTCGCGTAGCCGCTGAACGGGTTTCAGCACGCTTCACGAAAGCCCCAGTGGTAACCCACTGTAGCATTAATGCTACTGCCTGTTTTGAACGGTCAGTCCAAGACGGCGGCCTTGCATCCAAGGTAGTGGAGGAGGTGAACGATCTCCTTCTATCAAATTTTGATACCATGTTCGACAACATGGTCTTTCCGCCACAATGTGGCTACGACCCTTTCGGTCGTTGCGTGTTTGACGAAGCAATCACGTGGACGATCTGGCATCGTCGGGATATGGTGGCCAACGGCCAAATCCCAAACATCTTTCCCTTCGATGAGCGGTTGCCCGCCCTCGGGGTCAGAAGACCATTGGTCTTTGGATACTTTGCTTACCGCAAAGCGTTCCTTGATCCTCGCGTTAACGGCGGGGTTCAGTGGTCATTACCACATGCCAACCCGTACGGTGGCTTTCCCTATAACAGGGAAATCATTGATCTATTGAACAATGACAGGGCCCCTTTTTACAATGAGACCCTTGGTGACATTGTCACTCTGTGGGCATTCTCTGAGATGCTCCGCTATGGCCACTTTGTTGGCCTGGATGGGTTACCACGAAAACCAGTGTGGCCCAACCTTGCAATTTTTGCAAAACAAGAACAGCTTGTTTGGGTTCAATCAAAGAAGATCCCAGCGACCTTTATGGCGCTTGAGGAGCCGGGCTGGAAGGTCCGACCTCTCACAAAGAATTTATCTTTTGTAACATTGTTACAGTCTTTAATACGCCACCCAATGGCAGAGTCCATTGGCTCGGATAACCGAGTTGGGTTGGGTTTAAAGTCATCCTACGTTTTGTGGGATTTCCTAAAACTAATTAAAGGAAAAAACTTCAACAAGAAGTGGTACTTTATCAGTACCGATCTTAAGTCCGCCACGGATCTAATTCCGCACGACGTCCTTAAGGCCATCTGGGATGGCGCACTGCCCAACATGGGGATCAGTGCAGGGAAACACCCTCTTTACACGTTGATCAACATGGTTATGTTGGACCACGAGCTTCTCTGGAGTCCAGATGGGCCCGGCGGACCACGCATTCGTGGTGATCACGCGTGTGGTTCCTTTATGGGGGAACCAGTCTCGTTTATGGGACTCTCGCTCTACAACTTGTGTGTAAGCGAGATAGCAGCGTTTTACTGCTTAAATCGTTTAGATTTAGAGAGACGTTATCCTCTCGACGGATTCCGTCATTGTGGGCCTTTGCCCACAGGATACATTTGTATCGTAGGTGATGACCGGTTTGAGTTCACCGACCTACCAGGGATGTTCCCTATCTTAAACAAGATATATTTAGCATCTAATGCTAAACCCAGTCCGGGTAAGAACACTGTTTCAGCGTTCCATGGCATACTTGCCGAAAACCATGTTTTCTTTGATGGGTCCAATGTGAAATACTTGGACACCATCAAGTCAAAACTTTTGACACCTTCTACCCGATTTCATTCGGATAACCAAAGTTCTATCTTGGGGAAGGGTGCCACATTGTGGCAGCAATTAGTTTGGTTCGAGCAGACTATGCGTTACTGTTCGAGTAGCGCAGGTCACTCGGCCCGTCTAATTTACACCAATATGATGGTGAAGGGTTTTTACCCTAAGGATATTAAGAAGGCACTCCGCCTTCCTATAACCTTACCGACATCTGTCGGTGGTGTGAATTTCCCTGTCCCGTTTAGCAGGGCAATCTCATACCATGGTTGGGAATTGGATTTTCTTTGGTGGATTACCCATTCCTCACCTATCGAAATATTTTTCGAGTATGCAGCGAGCATACGAGACATTTCGTCTGTTAGGCGCCGTGCACTCAAGACGGACCCTTACTCCAAAATTTGGAAGAGTAACTTCTCTAGCCTGGTTAGTTCCCAGGACCTCAGGATATCTGAGGTGTTTGACCCGAATGATCGGGACAAACTCTACACATTGCGTAGCGTGCTAGAGCACGTACAGGGTCGTTACCCTATACCTGTATCACAGGTGACTGGTCAACCCCAGGTTAATCTAACTATAGATTACGTTTACAAAACGTTTGGCTTTTTGCCGGTCGAAACACTTGTCGACCTTTGGGAAAGGCAGACCACCTTCACCAAAGCCTTCACTGAAGGCGTTTCGCAGCAGGAGAAACTCTCCTTTCACAAATATGTGAATAACCTCGAAAGGTTTTGGCGTGACGCCAAACGCGAGTGTGGTGGCTTGACTATGGAGTCGCACCGCTTCACAAGCATGGATAATGTCCATTGGGACTTCTCCCAACGAATGAGAACATTCATCCACCGCGACAAATGCGGTGGCGGAAGACTTTCTTCCGCCGCAACCCTATTCGTCAGGTTGCTCCGGCGAGATGGAGTGACTCACACCGAAAAAGGGTTATCCGATATTTTGGATAGGTCCGTTGCGGCCTACGTTCAACGCGTTCGCGCAGAACGTGAGGAAGATCTCCTCTTTTCCTTTATATGACCTCGGTCATAGGAAGGCTCGAAATGAGCCTTTGGTTGATTATATCATAGTTCAATTTGAACGTCCTTCACAGGAG